ACATTCGAGATGGGAAAATTTCCCACTATTTTCAGGGCGAATAGCCCGTCATTAACAGTGGTACAAAACCCATCTCCATCATTCCTGTTCTTCACAATGATGGTGAACTCTCGCCTCGAAAACGCGCTACTTACCTTTCGCGCACGTACGCTCGACCGTACGATTAGTTTATCGTCTTCACGCGGGGATCCCTCGCCTAGGGATTCAACCTCAAATTTGTGTGTGGCCCACCACCACCATCACGCAGCAACTGGGGGAGCAGGAGTACTAAATGTTGCTAACAAAGGAAGGCCTGTAAAAAAGCCGACCTGGAAATCCTCCCCAGTGCTTACGTATACCTCATGTTGACCAGTCGCACTCAACTCATATGATATTACTTCCATATTGACCAACCTCTCACCCGACTGCAACTCAAACCCCAAATTCCTATGAGGAAAGAATCGATTAAGGGAATAATAAGGATACTCTGCTTCGGTCATGGGTTGGTGCTGTGAGTTTTGCATTTCTTGACACCTATTTGCTCTATCGGGTGCTACAAGTGCGAACATCGCACGCGATAAGTCATTCACCGTGGTTGTTGAACCATACACATAACTCAACGCACGTGCTACTGCACCAAAACCCACTCCCGCGAACACACTCGGGTAAAATGACACTTGTGACCTAGGTCCTTGTGTCACACACTTGTACCTTACTGATCCTCTCCAACCCGCATATGCGTAAGCTGCTACTGTCAAACCACTATTTGTAACCTGGTTATAATTGGTGAAAGTTGGTACGGTACCACGTGGCTTTGCTCTCAACGGAAAAATATATGTTGTGAGAGTGTTTGCGACAGTGTTCTTTGGAAAGACATATAATAAATGTGGCCTTTTCCAAAGGGCACGAAAGGTGGTTATACTTTCACCAGCATAGACGGCAGTTTGCTTAGTACTTCTCTGATCTCCTCCCGCAGAATACTCTACGTCTGTATCATTTGGCATCTGACAGTCTTCGGCACAATCCGTTTCCATGACCCCTGATTGGGTTGTCAAATTCCTGAAAACAGCGTTGATATACGATCGCTCTGGGCACATGACTTTATAGTCATCTTTGAAACTGCCATACACATTGATCTCAACTGGTTGTGTTGTGGTACTTGGTACTGTGAGCTCGTTCAATACATAAATTGCTATTTGACCGTTTGCAAAAACATTAGAACCTGCTATATCTAATCCCGTATCAGTGTAAGACTGGGATGGCCAACCTGGTGGTGTATTCAAGAAAGTCCGTGATTGTGACCAAGGAATCTCAATGACTAACTCCTTGGTGTCAGAGATATCCATCATATAGGTGTGTTGTATATTAGTCTCTGGTGGAGCGTCGGTTGTATTCGGATCGTACACTATTTGCAATCTACCCTTATGAAATGATGATGCGACAACCTCAATCTTCAATACAAATGTACCAGTCCAATATGCAAAATCGAACGTAGGCAATGCATATGAGGGATATGCTGAAGCAACCAAGGTGCCATGGGCGATCCTATGTAGTGGCCAAGCCCGTATCGTCGTCAATTTCGTTCCCGTCAATTGTGTAGATAACCATTGTGTGCTACGTAAATAATTAGTGATTGATGCCAAGTATGTGAACGATGTTTCCTCCTTACCAGCAAGGCCCATCACACGTGTATCAACAGTTACCTCATTCTTAGCGTCCAATGCCAATTTTGTTCCATTATCGACAACATCATAATTTGCTAAATTGCAGATGTGTCGCGGCATCATCTTCATGGGCTGTACGACAGTAGTAGGACGACTATATCCAAATGCTTTGGCCATCGATGCCACCATTCCTGCGCTATTGGCTACAGCCATTGCGTATGGCGAAAGAGATCCTAACATGGGCGAAATCGATGATGCAATGTTTGAAACAACTGTTGCTGGCCTCGATATAATATCCTTCTCTTCGTATTCTCCAGCTTGTGGTATCAAGTTTGTTGGTGTCACCAATGTTGGACTATCTAATACTACTTCTGACATCCACGCAAATACAGTAATTGTCAAATCTGTTGTAGAGCCATTTGCGTTCCTCAAAGGATTGATAGATTCTATATAAATCTGACCCATCTGATCCCAATCTTGTGCAGGTATGTTCATGGCATCCTTCCAAAAGAAGAAAGGCAAATCCAACTGTCCTCCTGTGCTCATACATGGGTCCAAGAAAATGTGAGGGCGCTGCGTCGCCAAACAAATGTTTGCAGGAGATGGTGTCACATGACTGTGCTCTAAACCATCACCCGCCTTCAATGGCAAATATGACGCTATAATCTTCCCGTAGTAGAACCCATTACCGTTAATCAAGAACTTGACGTGCATCTTGGCTCTGAGGTTATTGTAATTCACTAATCTGTTAATCACACGCTTATTATCAATGAAGCGTTTCCATGGGTTGAACTCGACGAATGTGTTAGACCCTACAGCTACTGTCACTGTCTGGACCAAAACTGGTCTAGAAAGAAATGCTGCCATACCATCTGCTGCGTTTGCTGCAAGATAGCGCGTGTCATCCATCACACCTTCGATCGTGTTAACCACATTGGACGGAGTGTCTGAAAAGACAACAGTGCCAGTGTTCGTCGTTGCTTGTGTAGTGGGTGTTGTCGTGGCTGTACCAGCTTGGAAGATAAAAGGTTCGTCTTTCTTGTATGCCGCAAATACAGGTGGTTCATACATAGGTTCATCTCTCACTATCTCTGTCGTGTTGGTTCGAACTGGTGTGGCGTTGTGATTATCTCTCACCCATTGAGCATACATTGCGTTTATCTCCTCCAACGTGGGTTTCCTGATCTCCGGTGGCACAGATATTTCACTAAAATCTGGTCCACACTGATCGACATTATCTAGTAGAATCATATCGATATCGTTTTTTGGTAATGGCTTAAACAATGATCTTTGTGACTTTTGCTTTACCATCTTGGGGCGTGACGTTTCAAGATTTACGTCACCAACTAGCTGAGCCCTTTCCTTTCCGTCCATCATAGGGACGGGGCTCATCATGCGATGTTTTTCTTTGTTGTGTTTCGGATACAAATTGTTGCATTCACATGATCCCAAGCATGTACCGGCTTGGAATATGCTAGAAGTATTGTGGTCAGCATCACCTCCCCTAAATAGGGGTGTCTCGACCGGCGAGACTGCTTCACAACGGTAAGCGCCGAGCATATTGCCTAACTTCACTGCTAATAGCGCGTCGTAATCAATACCGTCATCACACTCTTGTGTTTTACGCCCAGGGTGTTCCAGGCAGATGGCAGGCAATCCTTCTTGATACTTCACCTTCCACTCTTTCAAAAAGTCATCATACGTTCTATCGGCCCACTTCGAAAAATGGTACAGATCATGCTTCTTCAATACATCCCTAAGTATTGCAGAGCGGGCTTCATAAATAGTTCTACCATGTTGAAACCACGCTGCCAATGCATTATCAGCATTAACTCCTACACTTTCTTCTGGCGTGAGAATACTACGTGTGAGGTACTGCAAGCTCTTAAATATGGAATATTCATCTAAGGGAGCCATCATCAATCCTGTGTCTTCATTGTATACTGGCTTTCGCTTCAAAAAACTGAGCTCACTAAGAGAAATAAAGGGTCTCGACACTTGATCTTTCTCCGCCATGGTATACACTATTCCAAAATCCTCAAAGAACATTTGCCTATTGGTATGTCCAAACCAGTCAAACCCAGGTCGTACGGAATCGGCGCAATCATCACCATAGGTGAGAAGGCTACATACAATCTTAAATGGTGGCACGGTTAAGTGGAACCTTTGGGCTAGACCAAAATAACACATTCGATGCAAAAGAGAATTACAAATACAATTGATGATGGTCGTCAAACTATTGCCAGACGTCACAGATGAAAACAACTTGAAGATGTCGCCATTCATATGAATAACGGGATATATCACTTCTGTTGCAATTGCTCTCATCATGTCCAAGTCCCCATGTGCGTACCCTACGGCTGCAGCGAACTCAATCAATATGTTGAATGCAGCACAAATCACTTGACTACTCATCCTTTGGTCATAATTTTTGTAATCTCCTGCTACTATCCTATCGTCACCATACTTAGAAATTATCAACATCAATGCATGCCATTCTGGTCCTTCTGCATTACAACCAACTGCTAACTCATAAACATCTGGCTTAGTGATAAGTTCAGTAACCAATGGGAGAAAATATTTCCTCAATGCAATGGTAAGGTTTAGATTAGAGCACTGAAAGGTACGCGTCACTGTCTTAGTTTTCTTGACTGGCTCATCTTTTAATGATTGATGGAATATCTCATATGATCGCTTGTTCTCTGACCACGCTCGCTCGCTAACGTTATAATCACTCAATATATCCGGTGTGATCTCGAGAGGTTCCCCATCCTTAGCACCAAACAACTTTGCTTTAGATTGGAAATATGGGAAGCCGGCAGACGTCTTTTTATTCATTGGCTCTAGCCCGCGTACACCATCCTGTCCGTTCAAGATTTGCTCAAGCGAAAGCGTCTTCAAATCCGTACGCGTTCGCATCGTATCAAGTGTCCCTTCCAAGTAATCTTTCGTCGCTTGTTCAATCAGTGCCTGGGGAAATCCTGTGTTCGCGGCCGTCGTATTCATAATACATGCATGATGATGCTGCCATGTGGGCACATTCGGTGGTGGCCCAACTTTAGGTTCTGTTCCGAACGCCTCATTTACAGAATCATGCACCAAAGTCTTATGTACTGAATGTTTG